AGAAACTGCTGATATAAATGCACTGGTAGTGGTTCCATTTATTACAACGTTGCCCTCTGTAGTAGTAGCTGTACCTGGCTCAGTTGCATACATTGTAAAACTATTGCCTGATGAAAAAACTGGGTTAATGGTGCTACCAGTTATGATTGTGGCACCTAGTGCATATCTGTTAAGTATTTCAAATTCAGCAGTTGGATCTGTGGTACTAGCTGGACCGTACGCCGCAGTATCATATTGTACATAGGTACTGCCAACAGGAATATTTTTGCCGCCACCTGTGGGGTCGAGTGCGTAGATTGCCTGACTATCCGAAGCGTATGCTGGACATGCTTGAGCAACAAACACACCAAGTGCTGAACTATATTTTTTAACTCTTAGGCTTAGTCCATTATTGGCAGGACTCAAGTTGTTCCAAACAGATCCAGTTGGTGCTGGTGCTGGTTGACCAACTGCCCAACGAGGCGCTTGATAACTGTATGATGGCAAATATTCAGGAGCACGATAAACTTCAGCAGTGATACCTAATGCTGTTAACAACGCGGCACCTGCCGAAGGACCTGTTTCAATTGAAATTATTCCGCCTTCGCCGGTTGAGCCATCATTGGTAGCTGTAGAGTCAGCATAGAGATACAACTTACCACTCACTGCGGCTGCTGTAACTCCTGCAACACTTGCGGCAGTAATAGCTTGCGCAAATCCTGCAACTGTGTTGTTAGGCGAAGCTGGTACAAAAATTTCACTATCGTTAACAAACATACTTGCGCTGGCTGTTAATGACGTTGGGGTTCCTGTGCCCTGAATTGTAGGCCAGGATGTTTTCCAACCGTCGCTACCAACTTGCACCCAGTCGTTGTCGCTGTTTTTGTAGTAGACAATGATATGTGCGTTTGTTGCGCATGTGACTACTGCATAATCTCCAATGCTGCCAATGGTTGCTAATGGAACTGGATCATTTGTTGGATCAACAACATCGGCAGTGTCAGTTACAATGACAGGTGTTTTGACAGTAAATGTGTTAGTTGTCTGATTGTATTCTTGAATACCCCAAACCGATGTTGACATATCTAACCAATAGTCACCATTGGCTGGCGATCCAGTTGGACGAACCAAGCTGGCAGTTAGTTCTGTTAGATCAATATCAACACGTTGTACATAGCAACGGTTTGTGATACCCAATGCTGAATAGGCTGCCAACAAGCCGTACTCGTTGAGTTCGTATCCGTTGATTGGTGTACCAGTTGTGGTCTGATAGAAGAATGGCACGCCAAATGTAGCTGCCAAATCTCGTTGACTTGTGATTAAATAAGTCTTATTGGCATTTGCTGCCAATGTGCCGGCTGCAACGGTAACACCGTTAGAGCTTACTTTGTTCTGAGCAGTAGCGATTAAGAAATACGGTACTGTGTTAACAGCGGAGGGGATATACTGACTTTCGTCAATAACTGTTACTTCTACGCCTGGAGATACTAGAGCCATGATCAATTCCTTTTCAAGATACAATATTTATAGATAACTGCTAAAAAGGTGTCGTTACGGCACCCTTTGGCAAAGGTCCTATTGCTAAATACCGTATGAGACCCATTTGTCAAGCATGCAATCAACTGCCTTGTGCTGTTAACTATTATCGCAATGACATTGCACACTATCGTACTAGATGCGAAAGTTGTGCAAGAAAACGTCGTGGGCTGAAAAAAAGAATCCCACGATGGGAAGCCGCAGGATTCAAAAAAAAGTTGGTGTGTGACAAGTGTGGGTTCAAAGCCCGATACTCAAGTCAAATTCTAGTGTATCATGTTGATGGGGATTTAAACAATACCGGTGTTAAAAATCTAAAATGTATCTGTCGCAACTGTGTAGAAGAAGTTTCCAAAAGCGTACTGCCTTGGAAGGCTGGTGATCTATCAGTTGATGTGTAGCAACATGTTCATCAGTTCACGGGTGTTTCGACGTAGATCAGATAGCTGTCCATTGTTGTCAATCACGTAGTCTGCCATCCAAATTTCCAAGCTCATACTAGATCGATCTTCTTGAGGCAACTGATCACTACGGTCTACCCAGATGGCATAATCAAACACTTGAGTGTTGCGCATAGCATGAAACTCACTCTTGTTTCTTAGTCCGCAGTAGATTGAGTTTTCAGCAAAAATTTCCCTGCCCAGTCTAGCATAATCATCTTTACAGTAAGCATGAATCATGTCATACCATTCTGCTCGATGATTGTGTCGGTCTTCAAAACACTGCTCATAACTTGTGTATCCGTACTTGTTTTTAAGTTCTGTATAGATAAACTTTTCGGCACAAAAGTCTGAACTAGAGCGAAAACTGTAGCCAAATTCTTCACGCAGGATATCGCATACTGTGTCTTTGCCGTGTCGAGCGTTGCCAATAATCAGCAGTTTAGGGAGTGTCATTTGAGTGAAGTTACGTTAAGATGATCTAGTGTACGTTGTAGCATGCCGATTTGTCTGCGGCAGTCTTCTAGTGCATGATGGCTTGTAGGCGGTATGGGCTGATCGGGCCACAGGCTGAATACTGTACGGCTATCACGTACCATGTAATACTTCCAGGGCAATGCTTTGCCGTAGCTTTTGTAAGCATGCTCTAGGATGTTCATGTCGTATGTGGGTCCTTGTGCCCATATTCTGTTGGAGTGCCAAATCAGCCGGCCTAACTCATCTAGAGCTTGATCTAGTGGGATACGGTCTTGTTCGTTGAACGCTTCGTCCCGAACCACAGCAGGTTGTGTGGCCCACCAATCAATTGTGCCTTGATCAATCGCGCGATCTTCTTGGCTTTCTAATGTGACTCTAGCATAGTAACTCTGGCCAGAGTGACCTTGGCCAAACGGGTCAAAGCTCTGGGCCGCAATAGTTAGTATTGTAGTGTCTGGGCCTGTTGCAAGCCCTTCTAAGTCAATCATTAAGTCTGCCATACAACAAGTATAACAGAATTTCTAATACATGTCTACTATATGTTAACCAATTACCCAAGTAAGTGGCTGGCTGGCATCCACATAGTTTTTGAGCTGTTCTTCCAATGCTGTGATGGCTTCTTTGGCTTCGGCCTTCATTGCGGCACCGTTTAGTGTGCCACCGCCTTGTGGTCCTGCAATTGAACCAAATTTCTCACGTGCTTCTCCAATGATCATTTTACAGTTGGCAACCATGTAGTCCTTGATCCATTGCTGAATTTGAAAATCCTGTAGCAGGTTAACTTCGGGTTTTAGGTTGTATGTCCAAAGTAGCACATTCTCGCCAGTGCCTCTTGGGTCACGGATCAGTTGAATTTTCTTTGTTACTTGGTTGAATGTGTAGTTCATGTACCCGCCAAACATACGTGCGGCCAGTTCAACGTACTGTGAGTAGAAGTCGTATGTGGCAAGTCCGCCTGCTACGTTAAAGTTCATTAGATAAACATTCATACTGGCCTGAGAGAATGGATCAAAGTTACTGGCCTGGCCAGTAGCATCACCAAACTGTCTGCGGAATATCTGACGCACACTCACAACCTCTTGTGGCAACTGATAGATGTTGACGTCTTTGACCAGTTCCATAAAGCTGTAGCTTTCCTCATAGGCGTTGCTGGCCCGTTGGCGGTAAGTTCCTAGTGTTTTTTGATACGCGGCTTCGTAGTGAGCAGGGTCCAACTCGAGGTCAATAATCTGATCACCAAGTTGAAGCTTTACATATTCTATCATGTTTTGCTTGAGCATCTCAAGCGAGTTTTGTTGCTGTTCTGCCATTGGGGGACTCCGTCCCCTTTATTTACCAGCTTTTGAGAATGATCAAGTTCTCTGTGCCACGTCCGTTAAACGGTGTTTCTGTAGTGGTTAAGTCCTTGTATATCTTACGTGCGGCTGGCTTACCAGCGGCACCCATGGCTTTGAGTATGTCTGCTGGTTTACGTACAGTTTTTTGCTGGCTCTCAACTGTACTAAACCCAATGATAGCGTTGCTCTTTACAGTAAATGCCTGTGCATGGCTGTCAGCAACAATATGGATTAGCTTGCGTTTTTTGGTGTCATACAACCAGGCTTCTGCCTTGTCCACTAAACTTGCGGCCGGTAAGCCTTTGAGCTTGAGCTCAGCAAATTCCGTAATACACTTGAACTTTGCGGCACGTTTCTCAGGTGGCACTGCCTTGACTGCCCGCGGTTTGCGCTCGACCTTTTTAATCTGCACATAGGCGCCACAGTCTGAAATCACAAGCTCACAGAACTTCACGCAATTCTTTAACTGTATTTTGGTTAGATAGTTGTAGCCCTGTGCCAAGTCCGCATCTTTGCCTGCCACTGCCTCGTCAAACTCTGTGAGTTTACGGGTCCAGATTTGTTTGATGTCGTTGACCATCTGTGGTGCAATGTTTAGACTACGCATGAGCACCACGGGTTTGTAGTCTGCGTTGAGTTTGGCACCACTTGAGATGAACTCATCAAACAAGCCGTCCAATTCACCTGCGCATTCTGATACCTTCTCACGCAGGCGATCCTGGATGGTGATTTTTGGCACTGAATCATCAACGGGTGTTTCTGCTACCTCTTCATCTTGTTTGGATTCCAAAATCTCTTTTAGCAAGTTATCCAATTTGATCTGTTCATGCTCGGTAAGTTCTAGTCCCACCATGCTCATGCGGCACAGCCAACCTGTTGTGAGTCGGATTGAGCTGTCTGGGATGCGTTTGAGTGTACGAACGTCGTCCTTACGATCATGTGCTTCCAGGTAGTTTACAATCATCTCACGGGCATCTTTTTTGCCGTAAAAGTAGTTGTACCAAGAGAACGCATGGCTAAAGGCACTGACACGGCCTTCTGTGGGTTGCACACGCCAAGTGGGCTCCATGCCCATGGCATTGGTATCGGCACTGCGAGGGTTTAGAGGTTTGACAGGTTTAGTTGCGATCATATTGTTCCTTACTTAGTTTTGGGCAGGTGTTTAACAGCGTCAAATAGTTTAGCGGCACGTTTGACGTCAAAATTCTTGTGCTTGTACATCCAGGCTTTTTTGCGTTCTGCCACTTCCAGTGCCTCTGCTAGTTTCCATTTTGTGTTGAAGTCCACTGTCATTATTATACGGCTCATGTCCACAATGTCAAGAGCATACTCCACCCACTTTTCTGTAGCTTTTACTTTGTCGTAGGGTTGTATAAACCCCTTGCCCTTTGGGCCTGTGTACTTTGTTAAAAAGTTAACGGCTTTCATAACATACTCCTAGAGTGGTTAAGTATGTATTATAGCAAAGATTGATTTTGATGTCAATCTTTGCTGGTGTTGTTTTTAGAACACAGTGCCGCGAAACTGCTCGTAGTCGTAGAATGCTACTAAAGTACTATCTCGAAAGTAAACTGTAATCCCGCCCAAATCCTCGCGAGCGTCCCACTTTGTCTGTTCCAAAATAACATTAGTAGCACGAACTTCCAGCTCGTCCATTAAGTCCTCACCGGTGTCCCGGTAGCTTTGCATGGCTTCTGTCTCATAATCTAAAGTGTATACTTCAGTATTATTAATTTGTGCGCTTTGTGCATCTGTAAGCATAGGTGGCTCCTTGTGTAGTTAAGTGCTAATTATAGCAGTTTGAAAATATTCAGTCAACCAAAAAGCTATAAATAACATTATGCCACGTTTAAGCCTATACCGCCCCAATCGCACTAGAGATTACCAATTTCTGGACCGCACAATAAGTGAAATGTACAC